CAATACCACTGTCACGCATTTTTTGAATACGTGTATCAGTTGATTCTGACATTAATGTTAGTTTGTTTTTAGACGCTTTAAAATTCACGTTTACATCGAACACTTCTGATAGTGTTTTTTGTAGCTTCGCAAATGCGTTCTCTTGCAGATCACTTAAAATCATAGAATTTTCCTCGCTAGTTTCTGTTATAATAGTATTTATGCAAGGCGGCTAATTAAAGTAACTTTTTAATGTTTGCTTTAATATTTTTCATTTTACCTACAGAAACACTGTGCTTTGCCATATAAACATCGTATTTTGTACTTTCGGTAATTACTTTAGCACGTTTTTTATAACCTGCAGCTTCATCAAATTGATTAGAATACTGTGCATCTAGTTCTACAATGCGGGTTATTACTGAACTTGATGACTTATTAGAAAGCATTGCTTTAATAATTGCCATAGTACTTTCAAATAATGCCAAATCAGTATATAATGGAATGTCGTCTTCACAAATAGTATAATATGTTTTTTTATATCCGTATACACTACGTTTGTCTAGTGTTACGTTAATGCCGCCAATAGTGAAACTTTTATCATTTGTAGAACTAACACTTTCGTTAACAACAGTTTCTACACTCTCTGTATTTGCTGTTGCTGATTGTAATTTTTCCAAGATACTATACATCTCTTTAGCGTCTGTACTAACACTATTAGGTACAACTTTACCGTCTGACGATAATCTTGGTTCTGGATTAGTATGTGCATTACTAAGTTTATCTAAGATATCTTGCATTGCTTTTGTTTCTGGTGATGACATGGTAGGCTCCTGTTAATGATTTCCGCACTCACCAAGACTGCTCTTGATGCGACTATAATAAGTTTTCTTTTCTCTGATTGATCTTTTTACTACACCTTTGCGCACAAGTTCTTGTGCTACGTGTTGTTCTCTCTCACTTAGGTCAGCTTTGCATTGTTCGTTGCTAAGTCCTTCCCACATTTTGAATTCTCTATTACTTAAAAATACATTTACACCGCCTGGTGTTTCAACAAGTTTCATCTTTTGGACGCCATCTTGGTTACTAATGATTTAAGACGTTCGATCTCGTCTGCATTTCCTTGGCTTTGTACTGTATTTGTGTCTCTTTGTCCATCTTCTGGACTTGCTGGTTTTCTCATACCTGTGCCTGATCCTACACCTGCTGTTGTTCTTTCAGCGCCGCCGCCACGTACTGCTCTATCTTTTTTATCTGCTCTATTCATTTGGGCATTTAAAGTATTTTGTTTACGTTGGGTGGCTCTACTTGCTGCACCTGTGCCTGCTGATCCGTATGCTTCGTCAATTGTAATGTCAATATGTTCTAAGAAACGGTCACTGTCTTCAGTCTTCATAGCATCAACCAGATCCAATGTCTGGGATAGCTTTAACTCTCTAAGCTGTTTACTAATTTCTTCTGCTGGTATCTCTCTACCAAACTTCATACTAGCATATTCTATTACTGTGTCAATGATTGAATCGCCTTTAATTTCCATTTTATTATTTCCTTAGAGCTGTTGTATAGTTATTTATCCATAATACAATCATACGCTGTATAATATACGTTGAAAATTATTTAGTTATATGATTATCTTGCTTTATTTAATCTTGCGGCAATTTTACTTGCTGGATTAGTACGCTTAGTACGTTGTGCTTTTTTAGACATTCTAGCACCTTTACTAGCTTTAGTACGTTTCATTACAAAACGTTTTTTTAGGTCAAAAGGAGCAACACATGCCTGTGGACTACTTACCACACGACCTTTGCGCTTACCAACAGTACAACGGAATTTCTTAATTACTGATTTGCCACGACGAGCAAACACAACTTTTGATTCTGATACTACTGTATTATATGATTCTGTTAAAAATTTCATTATGAGCCTATTAGTGGTGATATATTTTGTAAGTTTAACAACAATAATACTATTGTTGACAATAAGCCAGCAATCACCGTTGCTGCCGCGCCAATAACTAATTTGTTACCTGATACTTTATCCATTACTTGCTTTTCAGCCATAGTTGCCACAGAATCAGCTAAGTTATCTACCTTGCCTTCTAATCTAATTAATTTCTCTTCCAATACGCGATACCTTTCCGCACACAAATCTACATGTGCCTCTAGATTTTCACGCTCCAGTCTTGATATTGTCATGGTTTAATTCACCTAAGCTGATATTCTCAATAAAGAGCATCAAGCCCAATACATATATATTTATGCATTCTTATACAATTTTAACATACGTGTTATAGGTATTATTTCCAGTATCAATACACTGCTCTCCCAATGTTACTGGTATGTTATGCAAGTCACTATTAATATAATGAATTGGATTATCTCCGCTATTCCATGCTTTACTAATATCACAATCAAATTGCAATATCCAACAATCTCCCAAATGTGGATCATTCTGTTGAGTTACAGATATATTTAATGGTTGCGCTCGCATACTTAATGTTTGTAAAAAACTATTAAGATTTTGTTGTTGTTTATATTCTAGCGAGTTACCTTTTGGGTTTGTGCATTTAGTATTAGTAATATCTACCAGTGTTATTATCTGGTAGCTATCTTGTGTTTGTGTTGACATTAAACGTCCAAATTCTTACCTATCATATAACCAGCTGCAAACGAACCAGCCTTACGTGCAATTGATTTTGCAATTTTAGCTGTTTTGCTTGGTGTTAGTACTAGTTTATTATCTTTAGCAAAATTATTAAAAAGCGGAGCCATATCGCTACGCATTGCATCACTACGATAATATCTAGATAAATGATTACCAACTAACTGGCGTTGTTGTGAATTTAAAGTTGACCAATCTTGTCCAAGTCTACGTGTTGCACGTAATTTGGGGTCAGTAATTTTTAAATCTCTTTCAAGCTTCATAAAAAATGAGCTTGCTTGCTGTGGCGTTAGGTTTCCTGTCTTAATACCATTTAAAAATCTTTTAACTTTTACTTGGTCAACATTAACCTTTCCCATGTGCATTGATGCTTTTGCATCGCCTTTAAAATACTCAGGGTGTTCTAAACTATGAATAGTTTGATATAAGTCTGTGCCACCTGGACTAGGTCTACCAAATCCGCCCATAGATGCGGTTTTAGTTGCATACTTTTTTGCTACAGGAGCATAATTATAATCATTGCTCATAATATACAAGCTTAATAAATTAGCAAACATATGGTTAGTAAGAGTATTTGCACCTGATTTAGATACTTGATCGCGAGTTTTAAACATACGTGCTTCGCCAAGCTCTTGAAAAAACTTTAACCCTTTGTCATCTTCAGGAAGAGTGTGTCCACCTTCAATTAATGCCCATTCGCTTGCTGTATACTTGTCCATTATCTTTCCCTTGTTGCATTTGCTTTTGTAAATCCAGCACGATTAACTAATTTTACATCCTTGCCAACTACATAGCCTTCTCCGCCACGTTGACCGTCTGTGTATGCTTCAATTTCTGCAGGTTGACTATCAAGCATTGCAATCATTTTATCTTTAACAGTAGAAATGCCATTGACAAGTTGCCATAATGAATTAAATCCATCTTTGTTGTCTGATACCCATTGTGCTACACGTTGTTTTTTAATATCACTTACCTTTGCATTTTTTAGCCACTCAACAAAGCCTGCGCCTGGAGTTTCGCCACTTTTAACCGTACTGTTAATGTATGCATATAATAAGTTTTGGAAATCTTTCATTTTTAGTTCATCTGGTGGATTAATTAGTGAGTCAATACTAGAACCAGCACTGCCTACCATTTGCTCTAATTTTTGTAACGGTCCAGCAAAGTCTTTAGTATCTTGATTTGAGCTAATAGTTACTGGAGGAAGTATTAGTAAGTCTCCTGCTTGGAAATTAGTTGTATCTGGTTTACTTTTATTACCGTCACTATCCATTTGAACATGTACTACAACGCCAACTTTACTTTGGCTAATTTTTCCGCCAATATCACTATCTGGATCAACTGAGTACATTGTTGTGTTTGGTTGAAATGCCAATCTGCCGTCTTTAAGACCTGGCGTACTAGTATACATAAGATCCCCTGCAATAAATCCACGGAAATCTGCAGGCGTAGCTGATTCAAATGCTGGCCAAATACCTGCCATTTTTTTAGCAAATGCTTTACGTTCTTCTTTTTTACTTGGATCTTTTAATTTTCTGTTTAAGAACATTTTTTGTAAATCACTTGGACTTTTTACTTTGCCGTCATAACCTTTTGCACCAAATCCACTTTTATCAGTTAGAATAAATTCTCCTGCATCGTCACGACCAAATACAACGGCTGGCGAGCCGTCCCATTTAATAGTAGTGTCTTGTGGGCTTGTTTCTAAACTGCGTAATGCATTGACTGCTCGTTGGCCGCCTTGCTTACCATAAAATATTACTAAATCTTCAACGTGGTTGATATCACGTCCTTTAGATTCTTTAAGGTCTGAATTAACACCAGTTTTTTTTCTATAATCAGCTAAATCTTTATCAGCATCTTTAGATCTTTTTTTAGCGGCTTTAGCATCTTTAACATTATCTGAATGCATTTTGTCTGCATCAATTCCATGCTTTTTTAGCTGTTGTGTAAATGCAGCTCTGCCAAACGCTTCGCCTAAATCTCCTGCATCTACAGTATATAAAGAATCACGCTGAACTTTACGATGTTTTCTATTGTCTCTACTAGTGCGTGTCTTTTTGCCGCCTAAAATATCTTTAATTTTCATTTATTTGATCTCAGTTTTTTAATACCACGAACAAATCTATCATTGTCACGATTCTTAATACTAAGCATGATACGTTTTTGTAGATCAGAAGCATCTTCTTTACTATAGCTATTTTCAATCATTTCTAATAGATTAATAATACTACTGATGGCATTGATGCCTCTACTTTCAAGTAAATGATTTTTATCTCTACTTGGTGTAATGCTATTAATTTCTTCTAGCAATGAACGTGTCATTTTTTTCATTATATCAACTCCGTGGTAACTTATATACTGTATTTAGCATAAAATGTTTATTAGTCTTGTTTCTTTAAAATACTACGTAATCGATCTGAATTATCAATAGCTTTTTCAGCCGCTGCATTCTCAGACAAGCTTTCAGCTTTTGCCCCTACTTCTGTTTTCTTCTTAATTCTGTCGTAGATACTAGTTACTGCATGTGTTTCGTTATCTGCGTCATCTTCATCTAAATCACTAATGCGCAATCCTTCTACATCAAACTTTAAATCAACCTTTTGTCCAACCCCAGCACTACTACGAGTTTTCATAAACTGGATTTGATAGCGTCCACGTTCACGCATTGCTTGGCTTGTAAAGATACCAATAACATTATCTGCTGTATTAACTTTACTAATACCACCTGAAATATGACTATTATCATATTCTACTTCTTCAACAGCACCACGATTCAACTGCGAGGCTGTTGCAAATAGCAAATCATGTTCTACTGCAAAGTTACGCAATTCCTCTGATACATATTTGTCCTTTACAAACATATCGCTTACGTTAACTTTAACACCAGCGGGCATCATCAAGTCCAAATAATCCACACACATGGCATCATATCTTACACCATGTTTAATTTCTAACTCACGCTTGTATGCTGTTAGATCATTAATAGTAATACCATTTTTAAGTTGTACGATTTGTAAACGTCCACTTTTTTTGCCTTGCATACCTACTTTTAAACTAACATCATCTACATTTTTAAATACATCTTTTGTGTTAAATCCAGTAAGCATACTATCGAGACGCATACTACATAGTTCTTCACTAAGCTCTAAACTAACATAGATAACATTATGTCCTTCAGTAGCCCAGTTCAATGCTAAGTTTTGCAAGAACAAACTTTTACCACCACCTGATACTGCTGCAAATATGTTAAGTTCGCCTCTGTTAACGCCGCCATATAGTTTATGATCAATAGTTTTCCAACCAGTACTTGTGCCGCCACGAGCTGCACGTACTTTCTCAATACGCTCTGCTGGATTCTCCCAGTAGTTCGTACCCATATGCTTGGCTAGTCCAATTTGTACCGCATCTTTGATTATCTTTTCAACACTACCAAACTCACCTTTTTCCAATAAGTCTGCACTGTTTAGGATTGCACGTTCAAGTGCTTTGTGTTTACAAAACTGTTCAAACTCGTCTACAAACCATTCTTTATGTCGATCATCAATTTGATCCCCTAGCCCTTGCAGTTGTAAGCCTGTTACTGCTTCAATTTGCGGCTTTTCTGGAAGAGCATTATAGCCTTCAGCATGCTCTTGTATAAATGTCACTGCCTTACGCAAACTTCTATCAAAGTATTCTGGATCAAGAATGCCATTTACTCTAACAAATGAATCTTGGTCATGTGCTAGGAATTCCATAAAGAGCTTTTGTAGCTCTAGTGTGTATTCTTTAATCTCGCTCATTGATGTTACCTTTGTGTTTCCTATTATTAATATATAGTATTATTGTATGTCTGTCAAACAAAGTCTTTAAATTTTGGATATAACATTTTATACCACAATTCACGATGTCCGTCTTTATTTAAATGGTTGCATTCACAATAGTGATGTGGATGCATTGGTCCGCCTTGCTCAGGATTAAATTTTAAACATACACTTGATTCCAAGTCTGCTTGATACTTATCCATTAAATATCTGCCAAATACATTCTTAGGGTTATTTGGATTGGACATTTCTCCTGGAGCATTAAAAGAGAACCAAAATACCTTCTTACTAACTCGTTCCAATAACATACATATAGCAAGATTGCACGTCCATGTATCTACCATATGCTGATAGCTAAATGTATAATCCACATAATATCCAACATATTCCTTATCTAGACGTTCACTTTGATCCATTGCTGTAACTGGTTGCCAAGTGTTACCCTTTGCAATTCCAATAGTAGACGTATCGTGATCTAACCAACTCTGATACGTATCACTAAAATTAGGATCTTTATTTTCCATCTCAAATTTTGAGGTAGGGCAACTAACTGCGGTTTCTAAATTTCTGCCTTCTACAATAGCTAAGTCAAATCTTTCATTTGGGTTATCCATAAGGTACGATGTTAATACTATCATTTGTTGTTGCACGGTACAACCTGCACGACTTAAATTAAGTACTTCATAATCATGATCTGTCTTCAAATAGTCATGCCACCTGCCATCTGTTATAGTTTCAGATACGCCATTTGTTTTGCACGATGACTCACTGTGACTAGTTCCTAAAATAATAGCTCGTTTTTTCATTTGCAATACCGCTGTGTCATTACTTTAATTTTTGTTGGATTGGCAATTGTACTATCTAGTATACTTTTTACTGTAAACAATCTTCCGTATGTTTCCATTGCGTCTCCAGCATCTTTACAATTGCTCCATTCAGGAAATGCAACTCCCCAACCACGCTCAATTGCAGTATCAACAAATTTTGCTCCAGCACTATCTGCATCTGGCAAAAGTATTACTCGCTTATTTAAACTATCGATGATATTAGCCTGATCATCATTTATGTTATTGCTACCAATAGCAACACCATCTGTAACAATTGCATCTAAGATACCTTCAGTAACAATCACTACTCGCTTATCAGCAGTTTGTCTATCTAATCCATATACAAAGTTTTTAGGAGGCTGTTTGTTATAATACTTAGGCATTCCGTCTGGAGGAGATCCAACCCATCTGCCAGTATAGCCAACTACTCGTTTGTTATAATAAAACGGCAAAATAACACGCTTGTTCATACGTGCTGGTATCTTTTCATTTGTAAATTGGAATCTATGATCTTCAACATTAAATCCACGTTCTGATATATACTCAGCCGCTTCAATCCAAGGGTTGCCAATTTCAGGATGATCCATAAACGGCATAGTACCTTCAGGTAATTGCATTTCTGGCCAATCAATTACTACTGGTGTATCACGCTTGTTTTGTTTATATAGAATTGATGCTAATTCATCTTCACGCATTAATTCCAATGTTAAACGTTGTACATCGCTTTCGTCAGCACCCAAACGTAGTAATAATTTTTTTAATCTATGGCTAAGTTTTTTACCAGCACTCCATCCAGTACTATATCCACAATTAAAGCAATTGTACTGAAACTTTTCTTCTTCAAAGTGAAATCCGCCACGTGATTTTGTATCTGGACGACTTTCTCCATTAACCACACACATAGGACAATTACCACTGACCCATCCATTGGGACTGTGTTTCCAATTAACTGGAATCAGAGTTTTTGCGTAATCTATTATAAGAGTCATACATGTATATTACACTCTAATAACTACTTTGTCAAGTGATCCATTTGTTTTTGTGAACACAGGGCGTAAAAATCTTAAATTGCTGTTAAAGCTAAACGGTTCGATACCAGTAAAGTTAGTAAAGTAATGAAAATAATCTTGTACACCAAGCTCAATCTTAAACCAATCATCTTCTGTTGGTGCTGGGCTTGCAGTACCTTCAATAAAGAAGTTACCAGTAAAATCAGTTGCATATGTTCCTACTGTTACTAGGCCTGATGACTTATCATAATATCCTGGACCCATCATTATATCACCATAAAATTTATCGTTTTGTTCTATAAAATTTGATATAATTTGGGTGTTTAATGGAATGTATCCTGCACTTGTAGTTACTTCAACTACATGGCCTGGACGCATGTTTGTATCGCTAAACAGTGGCTTTGTTAATCCACGAGTATCAGTGTAACTTAATACAATTTCATATAATCCTGGCTCAATACTTGACACTTTTTCACTGCGAACATAAAACATAATAAGTCCAGATTTGTAATCAACTACTTCGCATTTTCTACTTAGTATTGAACTATTAGTAACTGTGTTAATAATTGTTGCAGTAATTTCCATACCACGCAAATCAAAAGGTTTACTGTTTTGTGTTTTTACATAGTAGAAGAACTCATTGTCGAATCCTTTATAAAGCATTTGCTTTCTGTAATTCAATGGGGCATTGATTGTGGTTGCACGTGAGCTGGTGTATTTGCTTAAACCTGCTCTATCTGTTTGTGTATCAAGTGCATATAAATCGCCTGCCTGATTAATGTTGTAACTTGTGTTATAGTTGCTCATATTAGTCTCCTACTATAGATATTTATCCAAATTATACCAAATTTTAAACTTATAAATACAATTAGGATGAATACAACATATCAAACATTATTAGAAGAATATCCATTTTTATCGGTTATCGCACATGCTGGCAATGAATACTTGGGAATCGTACAGAATGTCGATACTCATATTGCTACGTTATACGTTTATGACCGCTTGGCAACGATGGAAGAAAAAATTAGATTTTTGGAGTTGGGAGAAACCTGGTGGTGGGAAACAAATAGAAAGTTGCCCATTAATATAGCACTAATGCATAAGTGGAATTTTACACATTGCTGTCAAAGTTTTAATGTAAAACAAATGGAGATAATTAGCGGTCCTGAAGTAAGACTAAGCAATAGTATTACTAAACGCATTAAACGCAGATCAATTAATCTTATGAAAAAGAATCTTTAACAATTTTGTTTAATTGTACAACAATAGCCATAGCGTATGCATGAGCGTGTGCTTTCTTAAAAAAGTACCCTTCGTCATTACTTGGCTTTTTCCATACTTCTGCTAATACAATATTCCAGTCTTTTCCTAGCAAATGTCTCTTAGCAGGTCTTATCACACCTAAAACAGCAGCTAGCTGTCCAATACTCTGCGGGCGCATTCTACGTACAACTTCATAATGACTATGAATATGGAACAAACGCTTAACAATATCTTCATGTTCAAACAATTCCCACATGATATCCATTTGTAATAATTCATCCATTTCAGTATTGCTTTCAATACCGTCGTATACGCTTACATTAAGAATATCCATTTTAAAATATCCTATGTTTTCTGCTTCCTTGTGATCTATAGTACATAATCCACTAAATGGATTTTCAGGTACTTCATGAAAGTATACCCCAGTGTTATGCTTCTTTTCACGATTCTTGTCATTAATCATTGCAGGTGTATTTTTGATACAATTTAGTAGTTTATTTCTATCTGCTGTATCAATATCAATATCTGTAGTAGTAATCATTTTAAAATACCTTCTACCCATACAAAATCTGCTGCATGCGTTTTTAATTTACGTTGCCAATATGTTGGATCTATATATTCTACAATTAACCCAAGTTGATCATTATTCATTTTATCCAATAAATCCTGAGCTGTGGTACTTGAATAAATAACCCAAGGACTAATACGACCACTACATATATGAAATACAATTTGATTAACATTAGCATGGGTCCAGTAGTCAGTCCAGTTTTTATTTTCTGATTCTGCCCATTCGTTCATAAACATAACAGTACGTTCTACCGCACGATCGCAACTCTCTTTTTTAAGACGTTCTTTATTCCAAGTATTAAAATTCTTATCACTTGTCCAGCTGTCTAATCTAACACTATTTTTTAGCAACCAAGTAGTGTAACCTTCAAAGTTATCCATTTTTAAATCTATAGCATATAGCCCAAACTTAACAAAAGCACTATAATAATTACTGCTGGCAAAATCTTCATACGACTTTGGCTTTTTACTATTCGTACCAATCCTATAAAACAACTGGAATGCACGATAGCCCAGACGTACATCTGGATCATCTTGCTGTAAATGTCTACGTTTACGTTCACAAGTATGTGATGCTAATGTTTTCTCTCTAACAAAACTTTTGTTACAGTATTCACATTTAAATTTAACTATTGTAGTTGTTTTTTCCATACCTTTATTATAGCACTAAACTATAAATCTTGCAAGTGGATCTTTGTAGGATTCACCGCAACAGAAATCATAAAATCTTTCAAATATTTCATATTGATCACACATTGCTGAAGAGTACTCAATATCTAGGGCTGAGCATATTTCTGGAATATTAAGATTAAACAAATCAATATGAATAACAGTTGGGTCTTCTTTAAACCGTTTGTATAAGTCATTAGCTGAAAATATTTCTTCTGCAAAAACATTATCAATAAATTGTTGTTTGTTTTCTGGGGTATTGTCTGGCACTACTGGGTAGTCATGATGATACGCTGCTTGCAATTGCCAAAACTCTAATGTACCATGTGCTGCTTCTTGTCTAGCATTGCCCAATCTCCTGCCCAATGCAATTCTGTAATCTTCATTGTCCCCGTGATGATCATGCACATGCATATCAAAACTTTCTACAAGTTCGTTTTGATCAAACTTCCTGCTCCAGTATGCCATTGCAAACATTTTTTTATACTTGTTTGTATTTTCATGCTCGTAAGACGGCGGTCCAACAATTACAACATGACAATTTGGATTATTCCATACACTGCGTTTTGAGTACGCTCCGTAACTAAGTCCAAACACTGTTCGAACATCTAAGCTTGCAACAAAATCATCCATCCAATCAAAGTCATTATCGTTTTTTTCAATAGCTTGAATATAATCATGTGTCCAATTATCTGTATCTTCACTATGATTGTCCCAAGGATCAATATCATTCCTATCTCCTGGCTGCCAAAATTTATGTACTAGTTCAAGTTCTAAATATTCACTAAATTTAAAATTGTCTGATTTGAAAGATGGACTTTGCTGGATAATCCAACCAACAATACTTGCTGACATCCCTTCAAAGCTATAGATATAACAGTGGTCTTTCATTTGCGATTTCTCTTTTTCTTTTCACTAAGATCTTCTTGTAGATCTTTGGTTTGCTTAGTAGTTAGTGTATTTAAGTAAATATTAATCTCATCATCGTTTAGGTGCGGGTATTTTCCAGCAACTAATTCAACCATTTTATCACTTTTCCCTCGCTTGCCAGGCGCTAGCCATGGATGAAACTGGTTCTTTCCAATACCTACGACCTGTAAAAGTTGCATTTGTAATTCTGGATGATGTCGCAATGTATTAAAGTGTACATTAACTAGTTCGTTAGTCCACTCTAAGTAATGTTCTTCGAACTCTGTAATATCATGTTTTACACTACTGGCATATCGCATCAGCATCCAAGGACTTACTTTTTTCTTTTCTTCGTCAGTAAGACTATTGTACCAAGCACGATTCTTGGTGTCTATTGCTGACATTTCAGTTTTGATGCTTAATCCACTCATTACCAGATTTCATTCATATCTAGTACCTCAGGTATCTTGTTTGCATCCTTAACAATAATAATACATGGACTTTCTGGCTCATCGCTTAACGGCACACAAAGCAAGTGACCGTATTTTAGTTTTGGAGCATGCCATTTAATATCATTATAAACATTAACAATGTCTACTTGCAAGTATTGTGGCTGAAACCCATTAATAGGATTCATAACAAAAGTAGTGAACCCTCGATCATTAAGACTCATTAAACTTACTACTTCTGGATCGCCTACTTCTGGATCACAAATAATAATGCTCCAATCAAGTGGTACGTTTACTGTATACTTACCAATTTGCAAAACTGCTGCAGGGCTGTAAAAGCTTTCCAAAAAGATTAGCGGGATAAAATAATAATCCACATTCTTTGGATTGGTATAATCTAATACGCCGTATCGTAAATCTTCAATTGTTTCTGGTATTTCATCCAGTTCATATGTTTCATTGTCTACTGTTAAGATTTTCATCTGTAATTTACTTTCTCGATTGTAAACGGATAGTTTGCCTCTTTATAAAACTTTTTTCTTTCCGTTAAATGTTTTTTGCTGTACTTTGCGGTACTTGTAATGTCCCAGATTTGTACAAAATCTTTATCTTCTGCTTTACGAACTCCACGTCCAATACTTTGGATAACTCTCACAAAGGACTTCCCAGGCTCCAGAAGAACCATGTTAAAGATACGAGGAATGTTAATACCCACGGCAGCAACGCCATAGGTCGCGATAGTAATACTATTATTTGCTTCATTGATTTCATCATATGCCTCTTTTCTGTCAGTTGTTTTCATAGAGCCACTTACAAACTTTGCTCCTGGTAGATTTTCTGCAAGTATTTCTCCACTTTTAATTCTATCTACCAATACCAATGTATTGCCATCCTCTGAAATCTTTTCAAGCAATTCACTGATGTAATTCATACGAGATTTATCAGTTGTTAAGTAACTTAGTTCACTTTGATAGTTATTGTATTCTACATGTTCTTTCATTTGTACCACATTAACGTGGCACTTACTTAATACTTCCATGTCTTGCAATGTGCTTGCTGCTAGACGATTTACTACTTCTCCCAAACAAGCTTGTAAACTTACAAACTCATGCGGTGCTTTTGGTATAGTACCTGTTAATCCCCAACGTAGTGGAATATGTGCAAAATCCTTTGTTAACATTTCTTTAAGTACATCAGCTTTAGCTTGGTGTACTTCGTCAACAATAACACACACTACATCTTCAGCAAATTCAGCTAATCCTAGTTCGCTCTCGCCTTCACGGAAACGCTTCTTAATACTGTTTAAACTTTGCCAAGTACAAATGGTATGCGTCTTTCCAATGTCTTTTTTATCTCCATAATAAACTCCAACATCTAGTCCCAAGTTAGTATAATCAGCGGCTGTCTGTCTTACTAAATCTTTATTTGGTACAATTACGATACTACGCCCGTAACTTTCAACTTTATAACTTAGTGCGGCTGTAATAAGTGTTTTGCCTGCGCCAGTTGCGATCTCCTGCAAACAATGTGGTGTTTCTAAAAACTTGTTTACAATCTCAATTTGATAGTCACGCAATGTAACAGGTTGTCCTGCAACTGGGTGTTTCTCTGGCCATACTTTATGTTGAAAGGTTTCTAAAGTAACCTTCTCAAATGCCAAATCATGATGGCTTCGCATATCTTCAATTTCAGGAGTATACCCTTGGTTTATAATTATTGGCAACACTCGGTCTAGTAAGTTTGTATATGTAACACCGCCAACACTAAAGTAACTAGCACATCCATCCCATCTGCCTAACTTATATGCAGGAACATGATACGCATGTGGCATAAAGAACTTGAGCTCTTTTTCACACTTGCGTCTTGTGTCTAGATCGAGTCCTTCAATCTTACAGTTAACTTCGTCTTTTAGGATTATTTTACATATCATGTTACTACTATACTTTATATAATGGTTAGTGTCAAGCTAAATTCGATTGTATCCAAGATCGGTATACCCATTTAAATGAATCTGTTACTGGTTGGTTATGGTGTATTAAGAAATCACGTATTTGATCTATTCCAGTATGCGGAGATACAATTAAATCTTCAAACATAATCTCTACAAAAGGTCCAGGAGCAAATCTTGTGTTGTATGCATACGCTTTGGGGTCAACAACTTCATGGGTTTTATTTTTTTGCGCATTCAATCTAATTCTTAGACTGCTGGGATCTTGTATTACTATAAACAAATGATCGGTATAAAGATCTAGCCACTGGTTTACAGGAGTGTCATGCGGACCATGTGTTGGTATTACATCAGGATCAATATCATCTTTGGATAGTTTCCATTTGTTTTGCTTAGTAATTCCTGCAATAGTTCGCGGCTTTAGTCCTGGCTGTATGCTAATAGCCCAACTTAAAAAATCTCCACCACATCCTGGTGGGAACAAAACAACAATTTTTTGCATATTAATTTTTCAGATATAATAGTAGTCCATATAAACAGACTAATGTTACTGCAATAGATGTAGATATGGTTGGCCAGAAATTATAATGCATAATCATATATGAAAATATAGGGAAAAATACTAGACTAACAACCACAAAATAAACAGTCTCTTTGGCTAATTTTGCAAACGTTGCAGGCTCAATACCTCCACCATAATGCATAAACACTAAACTAATGATAGTACCCAATGGTATACCTAAAATAAGTGCGCCAATAGTAGGGTTACCTCGCTGTGCAGCACTAACCACACTGGCGACAATAATGCCGCCAATGATTGCTTTTATAAGAAATTCCATTCTACTTCCTTTTCATACATGTTACTTCAGCAGTACGCATCCACTTGCTACCCATTGACTTTTTAAGATCTGCAAGTTTAGTAACCATACGCAAACTAATCTCACGCATACGATCTTTGTTATTGATCATAAAGTCCATTAGCTGAGTTTCTTCAACTTTAGTAAAGTCATATTCATTTAGCATACCATCTGCAACAATCTGCTTACAACGCAATACCTTTTCACGTGTGGTATCCATTGTAAGATCCAAGTAGTGACAACGTGACATAATAGCATCTAAGTGATCTTTAATCTTACCACGTACTTTATCAAACTTAAGGTTAGTAATAAAGATAACACTGCCTTTAAATTCAAATGTATCAGGAATACCTTCACGGCGTAGCAATGCACTGTCTGTATTCCAGCTTAGTTTACGTTTTTTGCTGGAATCAAGTGCTGCTTTAAGCAAGTTAAGACTTGTCTCATCATACAATACTGTATCACAATCGTCTAGCACAAGAACACTATTTTTGTCTGCGTTATTATAAAGTACTTTGTACAAACCAATTGCACTTGAAGCACCTTTGATAACTGAGTAACGCAATTTGTTTTCAGCCATTACATCAAACAATGAATCTTTTTCTAGTACTGCTTCTACACCAAATGACTTACCAACACCTGGAGGGCCAGTTACAACCATACCACGCACTACACCATCAATTGATGCTTGTGTCATATCGTCTAGGATACTAAAACGTTCACGCATACGTTCTACAATTTGTGCATCTGTTTCATTTGGATTATCAATAGCTTCTTCTTGTACCACTTGCATAATTTTAGTAGTAGCTTTTTTAGCACGAGTTGTTTTAAGTTGCATTGCAGTAGCCATATTATTATCTCCATACGTTCTGTTTAATTATCTCTTTATTCTATATAAAGATGATGTGAATGTCAATCAGAAAGCGAACAAATAAATCGTTAACTTTCAATGGGTTATAAATTAATGTATCTTTACACGATTTAGCATAGTTTCTTTTGAATTACTAAATCGTCCAATTTCATGACGATGTACAGTACCGCGAACTCTGACAGTTTTTCCCTCAATGAGATCATTTATATCAGGCTGGTCTCTCCACCAGAATTTAATAACATCTTGATTATTGTGAACTGCTGTTATCATATATACACCACTGGACTGAATAAATTTACAATCCAAAACATCTACTGATATATCATAACGAGTTTTTAATTCACCAAAGTATGCACTTTTAAATCGCAACTCTTCAATTTTGTCTTCAACTTTTGTACGTTGCTCGTCAACCTTGTTCATATTTGGAATACTTGCAATAATAGCAATTTGAAATGCAGTTAGTTCGTTTCCTGCATTGAGTGCTTTGGCAACATTGCCTTCAAAATCATTAATTGTACCGTTCATTTTTTTCATCATGAACTTGCCTTGAAACTTATCGCAAATTTCCTTTGCTTTATTTAATGATTGTTCTGTAGGCTGTGCCTGACTAACTATTAGTTGAGATATCATTGTTTTGCTATCTTGTACTAATATGCCGTTTTCGCCGTTGTGGTCTAGTTTTACATAACCCTGTCCACTTCTAACAAAACCATGCTTTTCATAAGTTTCGAGAGCCAATGCTAGTACATGTACAGGTGTATATTCTGCAACATTTTCTAACAAAGACTCTCGAGTAAGTTCTACTGTGTGATTTGTCATTTTGTATCTCCGCATATTTGGGTACATATTTTCAGCACCCTGTGTCCATGTTACCATACTAGCAAACGCTGACAGCAATGTCAAGCATAAAAGATAAAAAAGTCAAAAAAATACCTCCCACTAGGGGAGGTAAGTGCTATACCAAATGTCACAATGGTTATAAGCTAATATCTTCTAGGCCTGCGGCCCTTAGTTTTACAATGTTGTTAATCTGAAACTGTTTTGCTTCTAGTGCTTTGATAACACCAATAAAACGATTCCTGACTAAACTAAAATCATTGATAACGTATTGTAAGTTAACAACATCATCTTCGCCATCAACAAATTTTTCTGCATCTCGACTACTCAATGCTCGGTTGTATGTTTCTAAAAACTTACGAAATGTTTTACTACGTATTTTTCGCATTTCTGTGTTTAAAAATTCAAGTATCGCTTCTACTTCTTGAAGTTGGTTAAAACGAAACTCAACAATACCAGGCATATCTCTACTCTGTTTTTCTAAGTTTCCTTTCATACCACATTCAAATCTAGCTGATTCAATCTCACGCTCAAAGTGTGATATTGCTCCAACAATTTCAGACATGTCTGCTGTAACTTTACGATACCATGCGCTCATCTATTCGTCCCAATCGCCATAGGCATCTGTTTCCAAATATTCTTCTTCTTCCTCATCTTCAAGAACAATTGACATTGCTTTATCCAAATAAGGACAAGTTTCAACAAACTCTTCGATGTGGAATTGAATTTCCACACCTTCTGATTGTAGCAAGTCCAAATATCTAAATGCCCAGTCTGGTCTATCCTTTACAGGAATTAAACTCTTTGCACTTGCATACATGGACAGGTATACTGCTAATTCAGTATCACTGAGGGTCATTTTGCGCCTCCATGTCAGCACTACGTTGAGCTTCTAATTCTTCTTGCTCGATTGCATTTAGAACTTCTTCTTCTTCAACTGCGTCGACTACTTCGTCATCCCATTCACTCATAATAAGGTCTAGTGCGCCATCTTTGTTGGCATTCCAAGGCTTGCGGAACATTTTAATTACTTCGCCTGTTGTAGGGCTAGTGTATTCTAAACTGTTGCCGCTTTTCTTGAGTACGTCTTTTGCTTCCAAAAACTCAACAAGTCCGCTATATGGGCTCATACCAGTTTCATATGGAATTTCTACTTGTACACTTTCAAAAGGTTTAGCGTAACGTGTTTTCATTACTTTACATGCTGCACGAATACCGTGTACTTGTGATGTTTTGTTGCCGTCTGCATCAGTTTTTAGTTTAAGTTTACGCATTGCAACTACAATACTTGATGCATAGATAAAGCCTTGGCCGCCTGAGATCTTGTCATCTGGATCAAACATATCTTGTGATGCATAAGTGTG